AGAACTAATTAAAATAAATAATAATTTTACTTATTTTATAAATTTATTATTAATACATAAAAAATTAACAAATTAAATATTTTTTATTTTATTTATTTTTATTAATTTTAGATGATTATTTTTTACTTTTATTAATAATTCTTTATTTTTTTTTATGTATGGTTTTAATTCTGTATCTATATTTTTGAATGTTAAACTTGATATTGCATTATTAATTTCTTCTTTTTTTAATCCATAATAATCAATAAATTGTTGGTCATATGCCCCATACTTTGCTTTAGAAAAATCTAAATTTAATAACTTTGCCACTTTTTTAATTGCGGCTTCATTCTTACAATCTAATTCTACATAAGTTGGTATTCCCGGGATGGTATCAATAGCAATTTCTAAACATTCGCCCAATGACCACTTTTCTCTTAATGTCTCTTGATATGCTTTTATTTTATATCCTTGTGCCAATAAAAATTTTTTAGCATCTTCAAATGATGAACTTATTTCAATTTCATCTTCATCTGCATATTTTGACCCCTCTTTATATTTTTTTATTGTTATTGTAACCTTATTATATTCTTGTCGTATCCGAATATATCCATTATCATTATTTAATAAATGAAATACATATCTCTTATACATAACCATCTTATGCACTTTTTTTGCCTTGCTTTCTTTTAATTGCTTCCTTAAATTATTTAAATTAATATCTAAAAATTTTGCTTCAATCTCTGCTGGCATTTTTATATATTTAATATAATTTTTATATATTATATATTATATTTTATGTTATATTTTATTTTATATATCTAAGAGTCTGCTAAATATACTAAAATATATGATTTTGATATTTGATTATTTTTTTTCTATAAAAAAACATTAACAATGTCCGACTCTCTTATATCTGATAATGCGTCCACTCATGAAAAACTCAGCCCTGAAGATGTTACTCCTAAAGAACCTCCTAAGGAAGTTTGTACGCACATGGCAAATAAAGAATTTGGTGGGGAGGCAATGAATGATGTAAAATTTGTTAACTGTGTTAAAGATATTATGACACGATCGGGCACAGTTTATTGTACTATAACCACATCGCAGATCGAGAGAAAAATTAATAAAAAAATTAAGAATACAACAATTAAAATTTGTGCTGAATATCGATATTCAATTTCTGACTCCAAATTGTCAATTGAATACGGTCGTGATGAAAATAACAAGTTTGACTATTGCAAATTGATTGTTACTCGAATCGGTTCTGATGAAAAACATTGTTCTGCATTTGCAGAATTAAATTTACTTTGTGATTGTCTTAAATTGCATTGAAAAAAAAATAATTTTACATCTCCAAGTTGCAAATAATATTTGGAGTCATATTATTGCCACCATCATATGCATCGTCATTTAATACAAATTTAAATAATTTTCCAATTTTTCCTAAAATAAGTGCGTATAAGCCATTATTCATTTTTTTAATTTCAATTCCATAAAAATCAGAAAGAATAAAATTAATTAATTTAATTATTTTTTTAATAAATTCTTCTATATTTTGCTCATTACTTATTTTTTTGATAATAGTAGATATATTAGAATATGTTTTTGGCATTTTAATTTCTGATTCAACAATAATTATATATTTTTCAATACAAGGTATACGGCATCTTATATTTGCATTAATTAAATCTAATGATATACATGCTGGCTCCATTAGAAATATTTGAACAAATGCAAATCCACAAATTTTTATAAGTTCTTGAGCTGCATTATGATTTGTATATGTGTATTTATATTTTACCAAGTTTTGATATTCAAAGCCCTCTTGATAAGATTTTATAATTCCAGATTGAGTTGATTTAAATTGTTCGCCAATAATAGAATATGCATCAATATCTCGCCGTTGTAAATCTGACAATGATTCTTCAATTGTACGGCCATGGCATATTTTAGATAAATATTTAAATACTTTTTTAACCGATTCATTATTATATATTAATATAAAATTGGCATCAATTTCATATTTGATATTATAAGATTCTTTAATATAAAATTTTTCTAATGATTGAATTTCTTCTACTGTTACGTCTATGTGGGATTGCATCCTACCTTGTATGTCTAGTTGTTGTTCTTGTGTAATATTTTTAGCCAATGCAATATTATTTGCAATTAATCCCTTTATATCTTTTTTTGTCTGTTTATAATTAGTTGCAATATTTGGAGCAGAATTATTTGTTGTTGTAAGTAATTCAACCTCTGCGCCGCACTCCATACTAAATTGAATAAATCTTTCAACAAAATAATTTTTTGACAAGTTTTCAATACGTACATTTTCCAACCATAAATGAAAATAATTTGTCTCAAAGAATATAATATCACCATTATTTGTATATTCAAATTGAAGATGCCCAGCATCATTTTTTAACATTTCATGCTTTTTATTTTTAAGTGCGAGTGCAATATTTTCTGTGGTTGTTGGGTAATTTCCCGAATTTGAACTATATGGCGGAAAATATATATAATATGTTTTTGAACTTATATTGCGAACACGCATAAGCATTTGGCGACAGGTTTCTACATCACAAGATGCATCTGTCATATGGGCAAATACATAATCAAAATGTTCTAATTCAAAACTAATTCCTGCTGAACAAGTGGGCGTATATATTAATACATCCAATTGAGCCCAATAATGTGAAACATTTGAAAAGTGTTCATTTTTATCGCTCATTAGCATTTCACTACTATATAGTTGAATACGTTTATTTGGATAATGTTCTTCAATAATTTGTTTATATACTTTTGCCTCTAATAAACTATTTGTTGGCAAGACAATTCTTTTATTTGCAGATAAATACGACATCATTATAGAAATCCAATCTGAATTATTATTTGTAATTTTATATATATTTTCAGATTCTTTATTATATGTGTTATAATTAAAATGAATAAATTGCAAGTCATCATTTTTGCCTATACGCATACGCTTTAATATATTTATTGTTCTTTCACATAAATTTGCATCTATACAAATAACTTTTTTTGCAGTTGCTAACATCCATTGAAAAATGGCAAATGCAGAATTAAAATGCTGATGTAGCCCACTATTAAATTGCGCAAATATAGATTCAACCTCATCTAATATTAATAAGTCAATCGACTCTACTGGCTTTGATAATACCAATCTATGAAGAGATTCAACTTGAATAATAACACGCGAATGATTGTCTTGGTCAATATCACCAGTTAGCTCTGAATATAATTTAAAATCTGAAAAATTCTCCAATAATGACTTTGCAAATGTTTGCCGAAATGTTAAAAATCTTATACATTGAGTAAATATTTCATCAGTAAAATAGTGATCTAAATAATCTCTTAGGGCTTTTGTTTTTCCACAACCCATTTGTGCTTTAATGCAGAGAGTATTTGGCTCTATTGAATATGGTTTCATATATGGCTCACAATATGTTTCAGTAATTAAAACAGGGTCATCAATTAAATTAACAGATGATAAATTACTTTTTGCTCGGTCTATTAATATTTGTAAATATGGTGGCTTAATATTTGCATCTGCATTTTCAATATTTGCATTTTCAATATTTGCATTTTCAATATTTGCATTTTCAATATTTGCATTTTCAATATTTGCATTTTCAATATTTGCATCTAGGTCTGTAATACATAAATCTTTTATTAAGGTATTATATTTTCCTGGGCATCTATGGCAATATTCAATAAGAGATACTTTATTTTTTTTTATTTTTTGTATTCTTATAAATAATGAATGGTCATGGTCATGTATTCTATTACAAATTCTACAAATTTCAGTATTATCAATTCTATTAAAAGAAATAATGTCTCCAACAACACATCTAAATATATGGTCTTTAATAATATTATTAGTTTCAAGCCAATTCATAATAAAATCAATATAATTTTGAGGTATTATAATATTTTTATTTGTTTGAATAGAAGATTCTTTATTTATTATTGGAAGAATAATGCCTTCACAATCTGGAAGTTTATTAATAATGAAATCAATATATTTTATATCTTGTTTTTGGGCATTAAAAAATAATTCTGCCCGTTTTTTAAAACGCCGAGGAGCCTCTAATTTTGAACACCCTAATAATCTAAAATTTTGAATTTGTTTATTTGTGTCTAAATCTATATATTGTTGTAAATGTTCTGATAGATTATTATATACATCACTAACAAATTTTTTTGCTTCCATATTATTATCCACATAATGATTAAGAACAATAATATGATATGAATATTTCCAAATTGTATTAGCGGCATTAGAACTAATAACACCAGATGAATCCGCAATAATAATATCTTCATATGTAATATTTATTTTATATAATATATAAAATTGATTAATAATTGTATCAATAATTTCATTTATTTCATTTATTAAAATTTCTGATGGTTTATAATTAGATTTTTCAGAATTAAATTCTTCAAATTTAGCAAAATCATTATATGGTATTTTAATATCTATGTCAAATTTAATTTTTTGATTATTAAATCCAAATATAATTTCATGAAAACATTTTTGTTCATTTGGTGTTGAATTCCAATGATTAATATATTCAGAAAAATTTTGAAATACAATAAAATTTTTATTAAATTCGTCTCTAATAATAAATTTTGTTTTTAATTCTTCTTTAGTGTATGTTTTAAGCACACAATTTTCATTATTTGATAAGTATTTAAATGTTGCCATATTTTACTATAAATTATATTATTTTTAGTAGAAAATTCAAATATGTCTACTAAAAATAATCAAAAAAAATAATTTTTAATAAATGATTATGCATCAATTTCTAAATTTCCTTTTGTGCTATTTACTGATTGTTGAGTAGACCAATCATTAAATTTTAGATCCACAAATTCTTTAAATTGCTTATTTGCATTTAATGTCTTAATTAGAGCAGCCGAGTCATTTTCAGTTGCATAATTAACAATTAATTGAACTTGTTCATCAATTGGCAATTCTCCAATCTCAGATGTGCTATGCGCCTCAAATGACATAATTAGCAATCCACCAAATTCACTATTTAATATCTGTTCAATAAATAATGCATCTTTAATATTTAATTTTAAAAAATTTGATTTTTTTACAGGTTCAATTTTTTTAGAATCTGACGATTTAGCAACTGCTTTTTTAATTGCTGGTTTTTTAATAGCGGCTACTTGTTCAGCAGATGATTGTTCAGCAGTTAATTGTTCGGTAGCTTGAGGATCCAATTCTATTAATTTAGTATCAACTTTTTTAACAGCTCTTGATCTTGTCTTTGGCTCTGCCTTTGGTTTTATATCTGTAGTTAATCCCTTTGCAGTTGGTTGAATATTAATAGATGATTCTCCATTTAATGCCTCCATATGCGCACCAACAATTACTTTAACATATGCAATATTTGCATCAATTGAATCAGTTCGAGTATTAATTAAATTTTCTAATTTTTCAGAATTATTTTTCTCAACAACAGTGCGCAATTCGCTAATTTCTGATTTAATTGCACTCAATTCTGAATTAATAGAAACTAAAAATGTCAGTATTTCTATTAATTGAGAACTAGTATTAGTCGATTCTTTTTTTAAATTTGACAATAATAAATTATTATTTTCAACAAGAATACTTTTTAATACTGCAGTTGAATCTTTTTTGCCATCTGCAGGCTTCTTTTGTTCGGACTCGCTCTTATGCTCAACAGACATTTTTTTTTAAATACTTTTGCAAAAGTTAATTAAATATATAAATATATTTGTATATATTTAAATAGAATATTAAATTCAAATATCGCTTTTTTAAAAAAGCATTTAACTCAAAATAGTCCTTTTTATTAAAAAATAGCTATAAATATGCAATTTGACCCAGAATCGGTTAAAAATATTATAAAAAATGATGAAGTATTGAGCAAATTAGATGATGCATCAATTAATAGTTTTTTAGAATCTATGGCTAAATTAACCCCTGAAGAAATTGACCAATATATGCAATATCAAAAAACACTATTATCAATGGGATTTCCATCATGTAAAATTATGATGACTATTCTTCTTAATCATTCAATGTCAACTGATATTGAGGTAAAAAATAAATTTATAGATACAATTGAAACATCAACAAATGTAGAAAAAGTTGGGGGGATGAATATTGAATATATTGATTCAGATACAAATATCAAAACATATTGTTATATTATTATGAATAAATGTGAGCGCTCACATAATATTTTACCACAATTAAATAAAATTCAAAAACATTTCAATGAGGAACAATGGAAAGATATATTAAAAAATATATCAATGATGATTTATTTGTGTAAAAATATATATAAATTAACAATTGCAACATGTACTGAAAAAATATTTAATTTGGGGTATGATATAAATGATATTGAAGAATTAAAATTGGATGAAACAAATATGACATTATATTTAGAGGAGGATTGGGATGAAAGAGTTGGAATTTATATTATGAGAGAATGTGACTTGGATGAAGAAAAATTTATTTTAGAAAATAATATTACAAGTAATGATATTACAAATAATAATATTACAAGTAATGATATTACAAATAATAATATTACAAGTAATGATATTACAAATAATAATATTACAAGTAATGAAATTACAAATAATAATATTACAAGTAATGAAATCTAATTACATTTCTTTTAATTTAACAATTGATAATTCTTTTTCCATAAATATATTATTTAATTTTATTAAAATATTTACTTTAATATGTTTATTATTTTCGGGTTTATATTGTTCAATAATTGGCAATTTTGATGAAAACCAATTATATTCTAATAATTTAAATGGGGCAATTGTGTCTCTATATTCCCAACGGTCACTAAAATTATCATTTGATAAAATAGGGCAATTATATTTATTTGCAATCATAATTGCAGCAAAATCATCCCTGCCTTTCATACTATGCACATCTTTTGACATATATGATGGCAATTTCCAAGTTGGCATATTCTCTTTATAAAATTCTGCAATATATATAAAAATTTTTAATTTTTTTGCCAATTCTTTATATTTTTCATTATTTGCATTAATATTTTTATCATCATGTTTGATTATAAACATTATACGACCACTAAAAAATCTTTTTAATTTTTTTGCTATATATTCAATAGATGAATATATTTCATTCTGTGTTAAATATAATTGATTATTTAATTTTATAAAATTTATTAAATTTAAACTATCTATTACAATATCTCCAATTGTTTTTTTGTAATATTTATTATATCCTTTATGATATTTTATAGCATGTTGAATTTTTTTTATTATTTTTTCATCATTGTATTCTTGATTAAAATAATCAAGAATATAATTTTTATCATCTAA